GCAATGCCTTCCCAATCGCAATGCAAATCAAATAATATTTTTACAAATACTGGTTCCATCATTGTATTTATGAATTTGGTGTTATATTATTGTGTGCATTTCCCGTGGTATATCGTTATCAGTTAGTTTATGCATAAATGCCTTGGCACCCCCTATTCTACGATAAAACCAGAAAACATCATTGGCATACAATGACAAGTCGTTGTTGTAATTTGGTTGCCTAGCATCAAATCGCAGTGTTGTATCTTCTTTGCGCAATATGGTATTTTTATGGGTAGTAAAGTCGGTGAAATTGTAGTGATATTGCCGGTCAATTGGGTACTGTGTTTCGTGATCTACGACGAATGATTTTTGGATGTCTACTAATTCAGACAGTATACTGCAATCACTTATGTATTGTGATATAAATATGCTTAGGTCATCGTATAATGTATTTTTATGTTGGATGGTGTGAATTCCTATTGATTGGTCAAAGTCCCAAAAAATACCATCAGCACTTCTGCCACGGTATCCATTATTATCACATGCATTATTAATGCATTCTAATACTTCTTCAACTTCGTGTCCTAAAATTGTAGTTGGGTTATTGATGCACCAATTCACTAAGTCCTCATAAAAAGAATGGTATGGTAGATTGTTATGCTTGTGTATGAATCTAGCGAATAAATTAGTAAAACCCAAAAAATGACCCCACGAACCAACAATAGCAAATAAGTATGCCCTTCGCCATTCTTCGTGTGACATCGTATTAGTTTCATATATACATTCTTCGTAATCATCTACTACATTGCCTTTGGTTTCAGCAGGAATAAAATAATTGGCTTGGGGAGATACCCAAGTTTTGATGCCAAACTTTTCTTGAAAACTTGGGGTGGAATATTCACTATTGGGTAATACCATGCATGGATATACACTTATGCAATTATGTTGCCCTGCTTCTATTAATGCACCATATCCTTTAATAAACCCATTGTATGTTTCACCAGGTAATCCAAGTATTAATTCTGAATATGCCTTGATATCTTCTTCTTCATAGGTTTTTAACAAGGTCGCCTGTTCTAACTCTGAAATATTGCTTCGTTTGATGATATCTAATACACTTGGGTCCATTGATTGTATTGCTACCGTAATTCCCTTGTTCATTTCATTATCTTCGAGAATTTTTACAATCTTTAATATTGAACTATTTTTGTTTTTTGCCCAATCAGAACGCCATTTTTTTGGGTATCCTGTGGTATGCTGTGAATAGCCAAGATGACACTGCAAGACAATGGTTACTAGATCAATGTGTAGGAGTGATAATGTTACCCGAATGCACCCATGATTGGGTTGGTGATAATTGCTATATGCACGAAGACGTATATTTAATGTACAAGTTAACATTCTAATGGGAAGATATATCACAGCCAAGGAATCAATCAACCGCAGAGAAAGAATATTAGATAGCGCAACATATACTTCTAACCATGCCCGTTATTTTAGACTTGCTAAATGGGAATGTAAGTTTACATTAATGCCCAAACAGTGTATAATTAGTGAACGGTTATTGTGGTTCAAGAAAGCATATTGCGGAACTAGAACTATCGATGGTCCAGCAGGTGAACCATCTCTAATAATAAAGCAATGGTTATCTAAAGAAGAATTTATGATAATGGGATTGATGAACGGATGAACAGAACAAATACTATAGCAGAGCATACAATTCATTGTATGGACAAAGAAATTAGACCAATGTATGCTAATGTAATGAATGTAGTTCGCAGTGACCCAACTTATACTTCGATTGGACTTGCTGATCAACTAACAGATGCGATTAATATCATAGGGGTATCAGCTACAATACACAAAGGGAAAATATTTTTTGTCTTTGAATCATCGAAGGAGTTAGCTTGGATGAAATTAAGATGGTATTAAATGCAAATGATTCAATTATAGCAACTGCATACGCTAATTGTTGGGACTATATAGAGTCCGGAAATCCAGGACTGCTAGACAGCGAATACAATGCTTGGTTTGATATAGAATTCAGAGAACTAACTGGGCAACAGATTATTCAGGTATACGGAAGTGAGGACTTTTCGATTAAATTCAAATCAGAAGCTGATATTACTGCTTTTATATTAAGATGGGGTTAGAATAATGTATAGCAGACAGGAATTTGCTGATTATTGGAACAACGAAAAAAATGGGTTGGGTAATAATAATAGTCCATTATGGGAAGCGGAATGTATGTTGCTCGTCAAATGCGAATATTTTATACTAACTATGGTAGACAATAGGCAAGAACATATATATGGGACTTTTGGTAAGCAAAAGTTCTGGGAATGGTGTGGAGATAATTTACAAGGAGATACCAGGTGTTTCAGTTCGGGTGAGTGCGGTGATAACAGCAGTAGTTATAGTGAATGGTGGGGGTTTACTCACAAGGCTGATATTGTGCTATTCATGCTACGGTGGTGTTGATGAAGCTACTCAAGACTATATGGTGGAGATATATGCCAGGTGTCAAAGTTATAGTATCATGGCCGTTTGGTAGGATAACAGTCGATGATTCTCATCCTTCGTGGGATTGGACAATGAGTGCGAAATATCAAACATACGAAAGTGCTGACCCAAACGATTGGTATAGACCTTGGTTAGAAGAGAATGTAGGCAAGCAGGGGTGGGATTGGGATTGGGATATACTAGGCGACAATATGACTGCCGACAGATTAACAATAAAACTCCGCAACAAACACGCACATTATGCGAGTTTTATCGGTTTAAAATGGACATAGTAATTTACATTATGGAAATTGTGTGTTATTATGATGTGTATGATCACAAGTCTCCTAACTAAACCAACTCTCCCTGTAATTGGGGCAACCTATATTAATAATGTGACTAATGGGACTCTCGTATGGGATGGAACGGATTGACGGGAGATGGACAGACAGACAGCAACTGTAAATTTTAGATTTTGTGATGACTTAGATGCACCACAACTTTGTGTTATAATGAATAGATTCTGGTGGAGGGAAAACGACAGAGCCATACTTTCCTGGTTGGATATGCAAGGAGCAACTCAGGCAACATCATCTCTTCGTGCGGACATGTTATATATTGCTGATCCTATGATAAGAACAGCATTTACATTAAAATGGAGTTAGGTATGTTACAAGAGGTTTTTTATAAAAAGAAAGGCGATAAATATGTTCCAGTGTTGTATAGTGACAACACGGTAGATGCTTTGCCAGAAGGCACGTTCCTGGTTAATGTTAGACCAAACAGAGTTAGTAAAGTATTTAACGTCGACCCTATGTTAGCACCAATGATCGCGGCTGGAAAGTATGCAGAAGATGATATGGCGAAAGCAATATTAGTAGCCGCAGAAGCAAAACCAAAAAGCAAAGCAGTAACACCTGCCCAAAGAAAGGCATGGGATAATTGCAAAGAAGCATTTAACAATGATCATTATATGATTGTATATCCAAGCGTGCATGATGTAGTAATTGCAGGAATTGAGGCAATGCAAGAAGAAGCGGCTAAGATGCTAACTAACCCATCAGTAAAGAAGGCGTATGAGGATTTCTTGCTAGTATGGAAACTAGCAAAATGAACAAAGAACGGTTGCCTGATTTAATTAATATTACATTGTGTGGGTTATGTTATCAAGAGAACCGAATATCGTAGGGGGTGACTTAACTGACGCAGAATGGACATGGATAACAGTGGCAGGCAAAATAAAAATTAAAGAAGGGATTTGCGTTGGTGGACCAGACTGCTAGTTCAGAACAGCAGGTGAGCAAATCGCACAAGAATTTAGAGAGAAAGGTAATGTCAATTAAAACACATGAATCTAACATAACACTATTAAAAGAAAGCGATCCAGGTTTTTTTATAATAGATGATATTACATTGTATCCAAGGGCAGAATTTGAAATATCTAAATTTTGCCCGGAAGACTACAGGGATATAATAGACATAGCATATAAGAAAGGATGGATTAGGCTAGTTGCAAATGTTAACACCGAATGGTTCAAAAAGGAATTAGAATGGAACTTACTAGCAACAAGTTAATTAATTTCAAGGCAATGGATTTTGCTTATTTTACTGAAATGCAAACTAAAAAGCATCTAATGGTAGCGGTTGATGCTAAAGCATTGTCAAAATTACAACACCTTGAACCTGTATATGTCTTAGCTTGCTAACCTGGATACTATATAATGGAATTCAAAAATACTAATGTAATGATTTTAATATTACGGTTGAATGGTGTTTACGGCACATTATCAAACTGTGATTAGTACATCTACGTGCATAAAAATGTAACTATAGTGTAATAGTTCATACCGCTGAAAAATAATCGTTGCCATTATTGTGAGTTCGTGTATACTGTGTATTACTACTAACAAACACTAAGGGAAAATAAAATGGCATATATTGCAAAAAATGAAGTCAAGGCGATCCGTGATGGACTACGTGCTAAATTCGGCAAAACTATTAAGTTCAGTGTTCGCGGAGAAGATCATAGCAGTGTTGCAGTTTCGATTATGCGTTCAGATATTGATTTGTCCAAATACTTAGGTGATAGTACATATGCCGATGTGAATCATCATTCGTTTGATAGAATATTCGAAGATGATAAGAAGGTTGTATCAATGTTTGATAGCATTCAAGATATTATCAAAACAGCACCAGGAACGGTCGAAGGTGGGCGTGAATGGTTTGATAAGTCTGATACAATGACCGATTATTTCCATACCGCATATTACTATAATATTTCCATTGGACGTTGGGATAAGCCATATATTGCCGCTTAACCTCTGTATATTAAATTACATTGTCCACCGTAATATATAATAAATGCAGACAATGTGGTATATTTGCTAAGCACACGAGCACCAATGGTTCATTTGTTGAATTGGGACAAGTGGTTAATTTAACTGAAGATGAACAACTAATTGCTATGATTAAAGGCGAATGGCAAAACATTCATTTTCTGTGCAATAAAACAAATTGCAAAAATAGAGGTGTAAAATAAGTACGATTAATGCCCGAATTTCCGATTCAAAAATGTCCGACCACTGTAAGTAATGTAATTAATTATATACGTGAAACAGAGAGGTCTGGGTGTCGGTTTTCACTGCAATCTAAGTTTTGCGAAGTCGCAAATTGCTTAATTACTAAACAATATAGCCGTACTGATCTTATTGATATTAACAATAAATATGGAATTCCACAGCATTGGTATAAGATGAGGTTTAAATCGGAAGATGGTTACCTCATTTTTGTATTAAAATGGACATAAATATTAAGATGCAAATACAAGAAGTAACTACACAAGATCAATTCGCTTTAAATACCAAGAAATTCACCCACCCAGAACAAATCCTGCAATATTTGCTTAGTAAAGGATATAAAGTTGAGGGCGAAGGAACATACTCTGTGGTATTGAAGAAAAATGAAGCACATTATGATAAAATTGTGAAATTCAATTATACTCCCGATGGATGCCACGAAAAGTTTTTACAATTTGCACAAGCTAATCCAAATCCTCACTTGCCAAAGGTACATAGTAAAGTGCAGTATATCAGTCAAGGCAATGAATACACAGTTAGCAATGGAGATTCATTGTTTGTAGCCGTAATTGAACGACTAGCTAATCTACCAGAATACCACAGTGCATTGAAATCGTATCTTGCTAAATTTAGTACGATGACACATATAGTTCAGGCATTTTATGTGTACTCACACATTGTAGAAGAGGAACACATGATCGAAGAGTTGGTCGATTATTGGTTAATCGGCAGTAAGAATGCATTGCGTTTCGATGAATTTAATGGTGTTCTTGGTGAGAATGGTGTGATCGAAGATCATAAGGTATACGCAGTGTTAAGGAACAATGTCAGCGTATATGCGGCTAAGTTAGTCAAAGTGCATAAAAACATACTATCGTTAATGAATGATAGTAACCTAGAGTGTTCTTATGATTTGGGTGCATTTGGGGGGATATATAATATGATGTATCGACCAAGCGATGGCATTTTTGTATTTAATGATCCAATAACAACAAAATAATGTTTTTTTTATAAACTATCCAATCAAGTGGAATAAGATGCCTTATGTAACAAAAAAGATTAGAGAGGAGTTAGTTCATAGGAGTCCTATAAATCCAGTCGAGTTAAATTATATAATCACAAAGATAGTAGATTCGTACCTTAGTACCAACGAAGAGTCTATCAAACTTATAATGATATATTAGGGGCTCTAGAAGGGGCTAAGTTAGAACTGTATCGCCGCCGAGTATCGGAATATGAAGATAAGAGAATTTACGCGAACGGCGATGTTTACAGGTAGTATAAAATATCATGGCATATATTAACTTAATAGACGTAAAAACGAAAATTAAAAAAATTATGCAAGAAGATCCTGATTTTTACATTCAAGCTGATATAACGGCAGTTGCACAAACGAATTAAGATTCACAGATGAATGCCCAGGCAAAGATAAAAATATAATAGAAAACGCATATATTAAAGGTTGGATTAAGTTAAATGCCAATGTAAATAAGAAGTTCTTCGAGCAAGAGAAGATGTGGGATAAACTTACTTAATTGTTATTGTGTCGCTAGGTAATCTTTTGATTATTGTCCTAAGTAAATTTGGTTTATATAATATAGTCGCTTCTATATTATATTGCCCTGGTATTATATCCATTGTTATTTTTTGTGTAATTGGATAGCTGTAGCATCCTTTGGTTACAGTTAAAGTTAAGGAAGCGAAATCTATTGATAGATTTGTGTCTATATTCACTAAGGATCTTTTGAATATAATATCATACTTGCCATCACTACATACACTTCTCTTGGAATTTATAAATTCTCCGCGAGTTGCAATGTTTCGATCTAGCCTCGTCTCAATAGTAGCAATACCATCATCGTACATTAGAAAGTACCCTAATGCAATGAATACAAAAACAAGACATGCACTTAGACAGTACCCAATGATATTACTATTTTTCTGTGCTCGATTAATCTCTTTGTCTGTAGCACGTATCATTGCATTAATTTTTCCAGTACTAATGCGCCAACTGCCGCCAATGCTCCACCTACAATAGTATATACTACTAATTGAACTGGTTTAAATTGATGTATTGTTACATATAATCTGTCTAGTTTATCTTCGAATCTATCTAGACGTTTCGTACATGAATCACACTCTTCGTTAACTTCATTCATAACATATATTTAGTAACTACTTTATTAAAATTTAGTGAGTATATTACTCGCATAACTATAAGACTGTGGTGGAATTTCATATCGAAAATTGTAAGAGTACTGTATTGAATGTTTTAAAACATGTCCGCAATGGAGACATAGACTATAACTTTGATCTACAGAAGTCCTTCGAGACCGTCGCGGGATGTAAGATACTAAAGAAATACTCTGTACAAGAATCTATAACTGAACGTTCTGGCTTTATACCTAGGTATTGGTGCAAATTACAATTCGATACAAAAGAAGAATTTACTCTGTTCCTATTAAAGTGGTCTTAACCCAATTCACCGCTAAATACTAGATATGTTGTTAATTTATATTACACTATTCACGGCACTATCTATTTCAGCGATAGCTATATATTACTCTGTTATGGGATTAGCGGCTATCTTTGCTGGTGCTGTGGTGCCTATTATTGTAATGGGTGGTGTCTTAGAAGTATCTAAATTAGTTACAGTAGTTTGGCTTCATTATAATTGGGAATATGCTAAGTGGTGGTTGAAGTCGTATCTATCTATAGCTGTGATTTTAATTATGATTATTACATCAATTGGAATTTTTGGAACATTAAGTAAATCACATATCGAACAGACACTATTAAGCAATGAACAGACTGCTAGAATAGAACTAATAGAAGAACAAATTACTCGTTCTGCGTTAAAAATTAAAAGATGGTCTAATGAGATAAATCGTTTATCAAATGGTGATGTTGGTACTAGGGTTGATAATTTAATTACAAGGGAGAATACTGCATTAGCTATTATTAATAATCAAATTGTCAACGAACAAAGCCAAATAAACGCAACTATAAGCAACGAGGAGGAGGGTTTAAGCAAAATCCGAGCAAGTGTAAGCGAAGATAAAGAGGCACTAAGAGAGCGTTTACAGGCGAATACAGACGCTGAAGAAAATAGATTCGGTGCAATTAGATCTTCACATAATACTACATTAGAGTCCTTGAACAAGCAATTAAATAATTGTTTTTCCTGTGCTGACGAACGAGAAGCTATAATAACAGAGAAGAGCGAGTTCGATGCTAAAGAGCAATTATTTAATGACAAGATTATAATAATGCGTGGTGATATGGATCAACAGATAAATGCTGTTGGACAGACATACAAAGATCAGATAAAAAGTATTATGAAGCGTATTGATATACTAAGGACACAATACAACACAGTTAAGAACAAATATGTTGAGCAAATAGCAGAGATTAATTCAAGGATCAAAGAATTAAAAGAGCAGTCTAATACTAAGACTCAAACCATTGATACCAGAATTAGTTCTTTGGAAGAGAATATAGTTACGGAACAGGAAGAAGTTGGCAAAGTTAGGATAGAGAAGGCAGTATTCGAAACACAATACAGAAAATTAAAAGCTGATGTAGGACCACTAGCATATGTAGCAGAATTGATATACGAAGAATCAACAGAATCTGTATTAGAGGAAGCTGTTCGAGTTCTGATAATTGTAATTATATTTGTATTTGACCCGTTGGCTGTGTTATTATTAATAGCAAGTCAGTACTCGTTTGAGCGAATGAGGGAAGTTATGCCATTTATTAATAATGAGGGGGAAAATGAGGAGACCAGTAATGAGCCAGCCAGCAATATCAATGAAACGCCCAGTAATGATCACAGAGATCCAAATCCCGCCGATGACTCCAATCCCATTGTACCCGCGACCGAAACCCCTAATCCCACCCGTAGAAAAGTCTCATCCAACAAAAAAGTCGCAAAGAAAGAAGCAGTCAAAAAAGCTTCTAAAGAAAAAGAACTTAGAGTAGGTGTAACTTCGGGCAAAGTATTGTTAACACAAGATTCTCCTGGTTATCTTACGTATAAAAACAAAGTATCTAAGAAAGAAGCCTTTATACAAGCTCATTTGGGATTACATTTAGATTTTAAGAGTGAGGTAGCTTTTGGCGAAGAGTTACCTTACAGTGCAAAAGAAGGATCATTTTACATAAGAACCGATTCTTTGCCTACTAAGTTATTTAGGTATAACGGTGATAAATGGGATGATATAGATAAGAGACTATTAGAGCATAGTGCATATAGCAAGGAATACATAGAGCATTTAATAGAGAAGATGAACGACCATAAAAATGATCCAGTGTTATTAGATGCTGTTTTAGAAGAAAGGTCGAAGAAGTCCCCTACGTTGTTAAATCCAGCGGAATTAAAACATATAGAAGAGTACATATAAAATAATGAAGACATCAAATACCATAGTAGTTTATAACAATAATATAGAAAAAGCGTTAAGACAATTAAAAAAACAAACAATGCAGAGTAAGCTATTAATAGAAGCGAAGGAGCGAATGGAATATACCAAACCATCGCAACGTAAAAAGAGGAAACAAGCGGCCGCAACACGCAGATGGAAAAAATACCTTACTGAGCAAGAGTTACCTAAGAAGAGACGCTAATTATGACAGATATCAGTACAAGCACAGAGACAGTTACCAAAATTGAACCTAACTTATCTGTCAAAGAACCACCTCTGTTTAAGGTGATTTATATCAACGATAATAAAACTAGCATGCAATTTGTAATGGAATCACTAATTAGTTCTTTTTGTAATGGAATCACTAATTAGTTCTTTTAGTTACGATCAAGTGCCTGCTGAAAAAATAACCAACGATATTAATTCTCAAGGTTCTGCTATTGTTGCTGTATTGCCGTATGAGATAGCAGAACAGAAAGGTATAGAAGTAACTATAAAAGCTAGAAGCAACGGGTTCCCATTACAGATTAAATTAGAAGCGGATGAATAGTTAAAATAAGTGATTGTATTTTTTAATAATGTCCCTGGTAATCGTTGGGTGCCTAAGTTTCATATAAGATAATATTTTAATTATGTTACCTCTGTTTATATTGGAGATATCTAAGCCCATCTCGTATAACTTGTTTAAGTAATAAAACCATGTTCCTCCGGGCATGTTATAAAATTTCTGCTGTTGTTCTTGCAATGCTACGTCGATTCCATTATATAATTCATTTAATAGTATATCTTCGAATTCCTGACTATAAAAATGTTTCCTATTGTGTTCAACTATAGAAATAGTCTTATTGATTAACTTTTGATAGTCATTGGTATTAAGATTTGATATATTCCTAATTAAGTTAATAATCTTATTAAACCTGCGGTCACTGTTTGTTTCTAAGTCGTAACTTTCGTCCCATATACCATCGAACGTTTTAAATCCATAATCTCGCAAGTATTGTAAACCATTAGGGCCACTAAATAAGATGAACGGTTGGTACATTACAATTGGTTTAAAGATTTTCTCAGTGAGATGGATTTTTTCTGTATCGAATAGTGTTTCAGGAACAATTTGTATATCAAACAGAGGACAGTCTCCCCAATCTATTTGAGCACTAGCATCGCTACTAATGTCGGTGTTAACACAAGACCATTTACTCAGTATGCCTAGTTTGTTAGCTTCGATGATTTGTTGTTTAATCAAAGGACGAATACTATAATGTATATGCTTGTTGAACTCTGTGAGTCTATCTAGTACGTTAATACGATACTTTCTGGACCCAGTAGCATCTCTAGCGTATATACCGAAGCGTTTACTCTTTTCGTTGTACCTTCTGTTATAGTGTCTCCAATAGCGGAACCAATCTCTGCTAATTAAACCATGCCACCAATAATGAACATCGGAGTAGTGATTTTTTTTGAACTTAGCTATCTCTGGGCTATTCTTCTCACTATGGCAGATTATGGGTGTATAGACAGCAGATGCGTGGTTAAAAATAAAATCTTCTTTACTGAGGTTATTGTATAAGTCGTAGTTGGTTCTATGCTCTATGCCTAATTTGTACCCTTCGGGTGATATGTTTATAGAGTTAAAATCTACAGGTTCCTGGTCATACAAGTCACAATTTCCTAGATAACTACTTGGTATTTTTGTAAGGTCCGGTCTCCATATGTGGCTATCGTGTAAGTCGAATAGATCTTTTGAACCATGACGTGCAAAACTTCTAATAACTATACTTTTTGTTGAGCCGTTGTATTTGTAGCGTAAATAGTCGTATAAGTTATTAGGAGAAAACATGATAATAAATGATATTAATATTGGATTTATAGGTTTAGGAAAGTTAGGGTTAGAATGTGCAGAAGTTTTTGCTGAACATTATAACACATATGGTTACGATATTTACACAAGAGATTCGAACTCTGTAAAAATATGTGAAACTATGGAAGAGACAGTTAAGAATAGTGATTGGATTTTTATTGCTGTACAAACCCCACACGAAGAAGAATACGGAGGCGGAGTCCCTAGTGCTCATTTAGATCCGAGGGATTTTGACTATAATATAGTTAAAGAAGTATTAACGGATATTAACAAGTATGCAGACAAATCTAAAAATATTGTATTAATTAGTACAGTATTACCGGGTACTACTAGACGAGAATTCGATGAATTATTAGATAACCATACATTAATTTATAATCCATATTTAATTGCTATGGGTTCGGTTGCGTGGGATATGGTTAATCCCGAAATGGTTATCATTGGTAGTAAAGATGCAAATGATTCTAGGGTTGGAGAATTAATAGACATTTATAAACCACTTATGGAAAATGATCCTCGTTATGAAACAGGAACATGGGAAGAAGCAGAAGCAATTAAGATTTTTTATAATACAATGTTATCAACTAAGATAGGGTTGGTTAATATGTTTCAAGATTTTGCTATGAAGATTGGACATATAGATATTGATGTAGTTACTAATGCATTATCTAATAGCACACTAAGAGTTATTAGTTCTAAATATATGTCAGCAGGTCTTGGGGATGCAGGACCTTGCCATCCTCGTGATAACATTGCATTGCGTTGGCTTGCTAAAGAATATAATCTTGGTTATGACATGTTTGATACTATTATGCATGCCAGGGAAGTGCAAGCTAAAAACTTAGCAAATTTTTTAGTAGCACAATCAGAATTATATGAATTGCCGATTGTTATCCACGGTAAAGCATATAAACCAGATGTCCCATATACCATTGGTAGTTATAGTATACTAATTGGATATTATATTACCGAGGTAGGTCATGATGTGTTATATGTCGATCCATTAACTAATGATGAGTTGGAATCTATGCAAGCTGTTGTATTGTTAGCACATAATAGAAAAATAACATATGGGTACACTGGCAATGAAGAAAAAGATCGGTTTTATTTTGATATTAAACCAGGTAGTGTATTAGTAGATCCATGGAGGAAAATGGATTTAGATAATACGACATACCGAGTAGTACATTATGGAAATACTAGATGAGGATATTAAGTCACAACGACTGGGATCAATTAAAAAGCATTGTTGTTGGTACTGCAATTAATGCTAATTTCCCACAACACGATATCCTTTATACAAAATCGATGTCCGAAGGAGGATGGACGGAATCTTTGCCACCTTGTGGGTGTCCGCCCGAACAAGTTATCAACGAGACAGAAGAAGATCTTTCTCTGCTATGTAGCACGTTAGAAAATTTAGGAGTAGATGTATATCGTCCTGACCCGATAGATTTTACAGAGACAGTATCAACACCTGATTGGAGTACAGACGGACAATATGCTTATTGTCCTCGTGATACTATGTTAGTTATAGGCGACACAGTAATTGAAGCACCAATGGCAACTAGAGCTAGACAACACGAAACCATAATATATGATAAAATTAGAAGAGAAGCAATTCAAGATAATACCAAATGGATTAGTGCTCCTCGTCCAAGACTACTAGAAGAAGAAAATATTATAGATAATAAGTTTCAATTAAACGAGTACGAGCCTATATTTGATGCCGCTAATATTTGTAGAATTAATAATGACTTAATTTATTTAGTGAGTAGTAGTGGTAATAAACTTGGTGCTAAGTGGTTACAAAATGTAGTTGGAGATCAGTACAAAGTACACATTTGCGATATGTATAATAGTAGTCATATTGATAGTACAATCGTGCCCATTGCAGGAGACACTGTTTTATTAAATGGCAATAGAGTAAACGAAGATAATGTTCCAAGTGTATTCGATGATTGGAATAAGATTTACATTAAAGACGAAGATATAATTCCACAAGATTTTCATGAGTATCCATATGCTAGTTCGTGGATTGGGTTGAATATGTTAGCAGTAAATCCTACAACAGTTATTGTGGATGAGATACAAACCAATATAATTAATATATTGGAGAAGAAGAATTTTACAGTTATACCATTGCCATTAAGGCATAGCAGAACCATGGGCGGTGGGTTTCATTGTGTAACATTAGATTTATGGAGAGAAAATGATTGATCCAAAGGAATTAGAAAAAGTTATTAATCAAGAAATAGCTAAACAAGTCGAAACACAAGTCTTTGATTTTATCGAAGGAACTAATTGGACTTCTAATATTGAATCTAAACTAATTAGTATACTATCGCGAGACTTAGCAAAACAGTTAAATGTTATTGATATTGATCCGTTAATACAAAAACATACTAAAGAACTATTTAACGAGTACGCGAAGACTATTGAATACAACAGCATTGATCCAAAGGAATTAGAAAAAGTTATTAATCAAGAAATAGCTAAACAAGTCGAAACACAAGTCTTTGATTTTATCGAAGGAACTGATTGGACTTCTAATATTGAATCTAAATTAATTAGTGTGCTTACGAGAGACTTAGCAAAACGGTTAAATGTTATTAACATTAGCCAGCTAATACAAAAACATACTAAAGAACTATTTAACGAGTACGCCAAGACTATCGAATACAACGGGATTGATGATCAAGCTAAAAAAGTTGAGTTAAGTATTCTAGAAGATGCGGTGGTTATAGAGAATGAATTAATTTCTAACAAAATCAAAGCTGTTAAGTTGTTAACAACAGATGGTAGCTTAATTATTAAAAAAGACTTAGTGGTTCTAGGGGATGTCAATACAGATGCTACAGGTTGGGATAAGTTAGCTAGTAGAATACAGCAAGATGTGTTTAGACAATTTACTACTCAAATAAAAAAACAGTTAACAGAAGATGTAATAAATTTAGCAAAGACAACCAGCATAGACTTTAAGAAAGTAACAGTTAATGGCAAATCTATTGTAGTGGGTAATGCACTATCTAATACAATAACAGAATCAATGTTACACAAAGTTGGGGCGTTAAAAGAGTTAACTGTAACCGGCCAAGCTAACATAAACGATTGTTTGCATGTTGTAAATAAACGAATAGGCATCAATACTGAAACTCCAAGTATGGCATTGACAATATGGGATGAAGAAGCTGAAATAGTAGCAGGAAAAATAAAGAAACAAACAGCATTTATTGGAACAGGGAGAAAACAAGAGTTGCAGATAGGAATTAACCGTTCCGGTAATATTACTATCAAGGATGATGGATTAGTACAAATTGAACGTTTACAAGTTGGACTTAATAGAATTAGTCACGCTAGTGAGCTACCTGGGTACTTAGGTTCTAAGGGTGACATTGTGTTTAACAATAATGTAAGTAAGAGTAATCTTACGTTCGCATGGATGTGTCTTGGAAATTATAATTGGTTGAGTCTTAAATCATCATGAAAATATGTTGGGTTCTGAGTGAGCAAACCAAACCTGATGTAGTTGATATCGAGACTTTAAAAGATGTTGCACCTACATGGGGTAGTTGTAATACTCACAGGCATTACAACGTTGATAACATTGTATGTTGTGGTTATAACAAGGCTAGTGAGCTTATCACACGCAATGCCCATCACACCGGCAACCTATATGTACCTGCCCAGCATTTTATAACACTAGGCCAGCCAGCGGATGTTAACATATATGAAGGTGAATTTAAGAGCAATGATATTAATCACAAAGATGATATCATTGCTCTTAACTTAGTAATTCAGAATTATGATATCGTTCTGTTGCTTGGATTTAGTTTAGCGAAGCCTAAGTCTAAAAATGAGCTGGATATACATAAACAAAATGCGTATCTTCATAACATTAAAACAATAATTAATGATAATAAAGATACACAGTTTGTTATTATAAACTACAGAGGCAAATTAAGTAAGGAATTTAGTGATTTAGAAAATCTAAGTAGAGATTCGTTAATAAACACAGTAGGACTTCTTACTTCTTAAGGTGTTTTTTAATCTCGTCTATTAATGATTGTTTTTTCTTCCTACCATCTAGCTGGAGACCCAATGTTGCACCGTATTGATCTAATTCTCTCTTTGTCATCTTTTCTAGCTCTTTTTTCATATCTGATGCTTTTTTGGCAACTTTTTTCTTTACTGCTGTTTTTTTGGCAGGTTTAGTCGTTGGAAGCTTAATTGGTGTCTTAACTTCTGTTTTTCCTGTAAAAAACGATTTAATATACGTTATAAATTTCATATTTTTATCCTATTGTAAGTAGTATATTTAGTATAATGGATTACCAAACATCTTTTTCACTTGCCTATATGCTTTAATTGTATTCATTGCCGATACACAAATACATCCAAATCACTAATTATGGCTCTAATAAGAACTTTTACATATCATAAAAATGTTTAATTAGGTTTGTTGTAGTATATATGCTATTATACTTACATTAAAAGAACAAGGTATGTGTCCTTGATGTACTAGGGCAAAGAAGCGAAAGAGTTAGTAATTGTAATTCAATGTTGTTGAGTTATATTTTAATGTTGGTTAGATAAGGAGTAGTATAATGGAAATTTGGCGTAAGATTGGATTAATAATTTGGGTTATTTGCACATTTGTATTAGTAGCATGGACAGTACTTGGCATAAATTGAGCCACATAGTGGAATGAGTGGATACCATGTAACTGACCAAAATTATACGTTGGTGCCATAACCATAAGTAATAGAGCAGAAGTTGTCAAGAAGAAGGAGGAGGAGGAGGATGATTAAGGTAAATGATCTAATTATGCTGTTAAAAGAAGTCCCTGATAATGCTGAAGTTTATGCGTATGAAGGTGAGGATACTGGGCTAGTTATTAGAGATAAAAGTAATTATTGGTTTATTCGAGCCACCAATATAGGAATAGACTTCCATACAGACGGATTTTCAGATGAGTGAGTTATGGATTTGGCCTTTATTTGCGTTTTGTGTTGCAATGTATGGTTGGATAGTATATATTGTTATCAAGAATAAAGTCTACAAAGAGGCAAACAATGCGAATTATTATACTTAAAAACAAGTACATATATGGATTTTAATCAATTAGTAGATACGTTAACTAATAAGTTCGATGTTGGAGGACCTATTGATATTTCGCCTTTTTTTGATAAGGGCAATAGTTGGTTGTATGATTTACTTAAAAGTTATCATCGAGTAGTGTACAATGATGATTATAGATTAGTTTTTTATTTCGATAAAGACGAGCATCTGTATCAAAATGACCCGGGTACATTAGTCACTGCATTCCAACAGTTTGTAACCGAAATAGATATATCTCATTTTTTTATTATTCTTATTTCAACAGATGATATTGCAGAAGATTTAGAACAGATGATATTGCAGAAGATTTAGAAACTGTTAGAAAATTACATTCCGTTGATGCTGTTAAAATCATACATTATCAAGTTAACAAAGTGGATTGTGAATTTTATGTACATAATAAAGAAATTTCTACAATGTGTATTTTACCATGGTTACACTTGTATGTAGGTTCTAATGCAGAAATATATCCTTGTTGTAAGTCGGATAGAGTTAAATCAATGGGGTTTATGAAAAAAGATAATACAGTTGCAGATATTATGAACCATCAGCATTTTAACAAGATGCGAAAACGTATGTTAAATAATAAACGTACAAAAGAGTGTAGCATTTGTTATAATGAAGAAAAGCAAGGAATAAAATCAGAGAGAATTATATGTAATGATAGATGGGCTCCTCTGATCCCATCTGTGATTTCTAAAACTAACAAAGATGGTAGTTTGATTGATTTTACTTTAGTGTCATTAAATTTTGCAGGTACTAATATTTGCACTCTTAAATGTAGAATGTGTAGTGGCGAAACAAGTAGTTTGATTGCAAATGAAGAGAAAGAGCTTTTTGGTATTATGCGAAATACAGTTTCGTTGACAAATCGATATAATCGATTAACACCTTTAATAGAATCATTGCAAGATATTGAGTACATTAGTTTAATTGGAGGAGAACCGTCGGTAATAGTCGAGAGTTATAAAATACTAGACAAGATAATTAAATTAGATAAATGTGATATTCAAATATGTTATTTTACTAATCTTAGTAGTTTAACATATAAAAATAAAAATTTATTAGACTACTGGAAGAAGTTTTCAAATATAACTATACACGTTAGTTTAGAGGCTGATAATTCTCGTGCAGAGTATATACGGCATAAAACTAAATGGATTGAACTTGAACAAAATTACACAAAGTTAATTAAGGAGTGTCCTACTGCAATTGTTAAAGTTCAATCAACTGTTAACATATATAATGCTTTTAATTTAATAACATTTCACAAAGATTGGATCGAGGAGAAATTGACTGCTGTTAACAAAATAAAAATCAACATAGTTAGTACACCTGAATATTTGTCAATACAAGTTTTACCTACTTTTTATAAAGAAAAACTCAATAGTATGATTGATGAACATATTCAATTTCTTAAATGCTATGATGATCACGAGGATATAGTTTTTACTTGGCAAAATATTCAACAATACATGATGTCTGATGATAAAAGCTATCTGTTGGCTAATTTTTTTACTTATACTGATCGTTTAGATAAACACAGGAATGAAAATTTCGAGAATGTGTTCCCTGAATACAGCGAGCTAAGATCATATGTATGATCTATAACTCATAAGAATCTTTTTGTGCAAATTAGTTAGTTATATAGTTGATCATAATGATTATTTTGACTATAATACACACAAGTTAAACAACATATGAGATGCACAATGAATTGCAAAACTAATAAAGCTAATATGGAAGTGGATTAACCGTAATTATGATAGCATTGCATCTGGTTATAAAAAGAAAGATGGTGCTGATCCTAGATTTATCGAGAAATGTCGTAAAAAAAGGGGTAGTATATCTTTGTAATTGCGTTAGTATTTGCGTTTTGTGTTGCAATGTATGATATATATTGTTATTAAGAATAAAGACTACAAAGAGGCAAACGTCGTGAAGTATTATATAGTTAAAAACAAATAATGAACATTTACTCGATTAATTCAGAAATTTTGATTATAATGTGTATATGACTTACTTGGAATCAGCATTTTTTATAGTAGTATCATCGTAGTCGTGACGTTAATGGCTGTCATAGCATGGCAGTTTAATTTATGTTCATAAATGAAAAGGAAAACAAAAATGAGTATTGTAGCAAAATTTAAAGTAGCATTGGAACATCCATTGTACCAAAAGTATTTCAAATGGCTTGATCTAGCCATTATCGTGGGGTTGGTTGCTCTGTGCATATTATACATTCAGAGAGGAGAAGATTATGTTACATACATCAAACCAAGTACTTAAAAAGACACGGTGTTTAGTTAAAAAGTTATTAAAACTTAAAAAAGATCCGAGTTGTTATGAGCTTGATGATATCATGCAAGAAGCTAGGTATCTAGAATACGAAACAAGGGAGTTAGAAGAAGATGAAAAAGACAAGGAATGAAGGGACTGTTGGTTTTTGGTTGTGGATGGCCGCATTATATAACGATTGATTCATTCTTCGCTAAATAAAAAGACATTATTTATATAAGGAAAAAAAAATACAATGAGTAAAACTAGCGAAAATTTTATAACACAATTAGAAGTATTCAACGAGAACTATGATAAGTTTGTAAACAACGGCAATAAAGCCGCGGCCACTCGAGCTCGCAAAGCATTATCTGAAATAAGCAAGTCATGTAAGACATTACGATTAGAAATTCAAGAAACTAAAAATAACATGTAGATAACATGTAGATACCACTTGCAAGTACAGCAAAGCAGACCGTAGAATATGGATTAGTTGACAAATTATTATCAATCGTAAAGAAAGTGGTTGACATTAAAATTATACTGTGTATAATACAGTATATGCTTAAAGCAAAGCATAAAAACTAATTTTAATTTTTACAAAGGAAACAAAATGAATCAAAATCAATTTTTAGTAGATCTAATGCGCGGCACCTGTGTTACAATGACAGCAGGCTCTGCCCGCGATATGTTTAAAATCAAGAATCTAGGTGCTCGTATGAGTGATCTCCGTTCTGCAGGCTTGCGAGTTAGAACTACACCGGTTCTAAGTGGTAAGCAAGGACGTCCACTAGTTGAATATGCTGTTTCCGCACGTGATGTAAATGGTTCTCGTGCTAGATTAAAAATGTAAGCCATTTGTCGCCTTTGTAAATGTAAATACAAAGGCGACAAATTAAAAGAGATGGAAATGATAGCAGAGATATATTGTTGAATGCAATATAAGTTATGTGTTAATGTAAAAGGAGCTAAAGCTCCTTTTTTTATAGATCGTCTAAAGTGATTTTATAGCTTATAATTATACCAAGAGGAAAAACAATGACATTAACAGGATTATCCAAAGAACAACTAGAGTATATAATGCAATCTATTAATAGGAATCCAAACGAATGGAATAGTGAGATACGCCCACTAAAAAACTATAGAGAAGAACTTAGAAGTTGGATTAGGTTGCAATATACAGAACAATTAAAGGGCGGAGCATGGCGAAGAAGATTACGAGAACAGGGTTATACAGCATGATAGATTCCAATGATAAAGTAAATCATCCGTTGCATTATACACAAGGAAATATAGAGACTGTCGATTATATCATTGACCAGGACATGGGTTACATTGAAGGTAATATCGTTAAATATATTACTCGATACAAGATTAAGAATGGGTTAGAGGATCTTAAAAAGGCACAATGGTACTTGGATAAGCTAATTAACACATATAAGGAGGAAGAATAATGGATATTGGATTTTTAGCAATTGTGGTTATTATGGTATTGCTTACTGTTGTGAGTATCAATAATAACAATGATAAATGGAGATAACTATGGAAATGGATTGGAGTTATATTAGCGTTAAGTGGAAGAGATGGTTCTACCAAGATATGCCAACTGCCGCAGATGGAATGGGTTGGCATAATTGGACTGTAAAATCTAAGAAGAATAAAGTTCGCTGGTTCTTAGCTGAAACAGCACCAGATTGGCTTCTAAGCACATTCGTCTGGCCTGTACAACGGAAGCGTGATTCATTAAGAATGCGTTTTAAGTCTAAGATGTGGAGAATTGATATCGCTACATTGGACAAGTACGAGTATCATGAGAATGATACTCAGATGCTACACGGTATGTTCCATATTTTAACACGGTTTGTTAAAATTGAGAAAGCATGGATGCAACATTTATCTAATTCTTGGAAGGATGAGGACAACATAGAAGAAGATGGTTTTATAAAGCATGTAAACCGAGCCAGACGAGATAAAAAAACTTGGCGTAATGCTGATAAGCGTGCGTATGCTTTTAAACATCTCGATTGGGAGATTAGCTTAGGTGACCCAAAAAGTAAGAATTATGATAAAAGTTATTATGAATCAAAATACCATATTAATCCAGATCGCAAACATATGACACAAGCAGAATCAGCAAAAGAGATTAAACAGTTATACATCTGGTGGAATGATACAAGACCACAGCGCCCAGATCCCATGGATATAAGAGGTGATAAAGGAGTTAGTTGGTCAGAATATTGTGTATTAGATAAGCCAGCGTACGATGACAAAGGGAATGAATTAAACTTCATGGCTATATTAGGGAATAGTAGCGATGCTGATACAGAAATTTCAGATTCAGCGAGTAAAGTTATGCATGAGGCAGAAGAGGCTTACGATAAAGAAGATGAAGAGATGTTAATTAGGTTAATAAAAGTAAGGAAGAATCTTTGGACTTAAAAAAAAGGGTTACAATGTAAAAGATAGCAATAGGGTTAGAAGGCTAACATAATTTATATGTTAGTTTTGATGAAGAATACAGAGAAATATTATGAACAAAAATTCAATTTACGCAGATGAAGAAGCACAATTACTATTCCAGTTAGGTACAATTCGTGCATTAGATATCAAGTCTAAAAGAGTGTCAAAAATGTTCAATAAATGAGTAGGAACGGTAAATGGTTTGAAGAGCATGTAGCATCGTTGGTTGTAGATTGGCACGGCGAGAGATATAACTCAATCTCTAAAAAAGAATACGATGAGTTCGTAGATAAAACTAATAGGCTAGTATCACAATATCCATATGTTACACTGTATGGATATTATGAGACTAGTAGTTTTGGTAGATTGGATTTTTATTTAAACTTAGCTAACGTCCATCATTACATTGAAGTTAAGTGGCAAGAACACCCTGGCACAACAGATGAAAAGCTGGTATATGCATTGCATAATATGAAGAATATGTTATTAGATGATAATCACGATGTAGTAAAGAAGATTATTGTAGTTGGTGGGGATGGTTATAGACAAGGTGCGTTAGCTTATTTAAAAGAACATGCAGGAGAAGTAAGTATAATGGATGACAACGAGTTCAGTTTGTATATCGAGTCATTAAAAAAGGAATAACAGCCATAAGAAATTCTTATTGGACTTTCTGTAAATAGTCTGATATAATAGCTACTCATTAATTATTTAAGGAAAACGAGCATGAGCACTAATGCGTTGGTAGCAGTTAAAGAAGGGGATAGTAACACTGGAATCTATGTTCACTGGGATGGTTATCCAGAAGCACTAGGTAAAACGTTAATTGAACATTATAATACTGAAGTAAAAGTACGTGGACTAATTAGCAAAGGTGATGCTTTGACAATAGCAAGTACTATACCGGAAAGTGAATTTTATATTGATCGTGGTGGGGACTGGAAGGATATTAAACCTAGAACATTTGCTAATGTAATGGATAAAATTAAAAACGCAACTTATGAGTACGTATATATTTTTTATCCTAGTGTTATGAAATGGGATTGCTATCATGTCTATGGCGATGATTGGTTATATAATGTAGTAGAACATAATATAGGAAGGGATACTAAGACTGTCAAGGGGAATAAAATGATCAAACAATACAAAACGGAAGAAGCAGGACAACCATTAACGGATGTTAAAATGAGCGAACTAATAGAAGAATATATAGGGCAGGATAAACCTGATCTAGTTGATATCGAAATGTTTGCTAGAGCAATCGAGAAGGCGCATGGCATTGGAGAAGAAATATGATGGTTGAGATATTAATAGGTTATGGCATAGCAATAGCTATAATCGTTCTAGCGGCAAGGTATACTAGGCAACGTAGATATGAGTTTTAATATAGATGATTTTTTAAAACAGGTAGAAGAGAATCAGCATCCCGAGTTAAGATACGGTCAAATATTGTTTATCACGCTGTATAAGATGAGTCCTAAGTTAGCTAATAAGATCAATGGAACGCATATTGACCCGTTCCATGCTAACGAAGGGGAATCGATTACTAGATTTTTTGAATTTTTACATAATATAGGAGAGGAAGAATGAAAGAGTATTTTAAAGTTGGAGCAGGTATTATTGGAATTATAGTTATTATCAGTGCGCTAGGGTTAGGAATTAGGTATGTTACATTACCAATTGAGAAACAGATCGAACGGAAAGTTTTAGTTAACAGCCATCAATACATCGAAGGAATGGAGCAACGAGCCGCTATTCTAAGAGCTAACATTGTAGAAGTAGATTCAATGATGTTAAATGGACAAGGTGATTATGATGAGTTAATGGGTCAAAAGAGAACATTAGCCGCACAATTAAGAGCTATCACTATTCAATAATGCCAACATATGTTTACCAGTGTCTTAAATGCAAGCAAGTAATAGAAACTGTGCATAGGATGATAGAATCACCTAGGATTATTTGCGAAAAATGTAAAGAAGATATGAAAAAAGTAATTCAATCGTCTAGTTTTGTTTTAAAAGGATCAGGGTGGGAAAAAGATGGATACTGATAAGATATTCGATAAGTTAGACGAATGGACCAAAGAGTATGGAGCATTAATAGTTGTTATGATTATGATGTTCGTACTTAGTAGTTTAATAGTAATAGGTTGGATGATAAGTTTATTATAAGGAGATAAAATGAAGAGAGTTTTATTAGTAACAGGGGTGGCATTAGTCACAGCAGTAGTTTTAACAGGATGTCAAGATAAATCACAAACTGAGAAGGATAAAGAACAAGTAGCAAACCAGCAAGCTCAATATTCAGCATCACAGCCAGTTCCAGCGTATGATTGGTCATTAGAACGTCATCTAATGATCGAGTTATATAATACAAGGAATATGAAGGCAGTAACGCATTCAGTTTGGCGTAGTAATTCTGGTGTAGTGGAAGGTGATTGCCCGAGTATGGGATTTGGTATGCCGTATGATACTAGCTTAACTAATCCATTAAAAGGTCAATATTATAGAAACGGCGGAACAGTAGTTGTCGAACAAGCAGAACCAAATGGTATCTTCGCTTCAAAAAATACACAAGCTACATGGGTTATGTGTACGAATAAATTTGGATCTATCGAACCGGTCTATGTAGAATCTAAAGTTACTGCATACCCATATCCAGTATCAACAGATTATAAAACAAATCGTGTAACTAAAGCTGGCAAGTCAACTGTGACAATCAGTGCTAACTAAGGAGCAGTAAAATGGGAAAACAAGCAATATCGGGTGTTATTATTAGGAAAAATGCCAATGGTAATAAAACGAATAAGAAGGCAAGTAGTCACGGGACATTCCGTTGCGTAAGGAAGCCTAATAGTCCACAATGTAAAAAGCAAGGAGTAGGAAAATGATTACATTTAACACATTAGAAAATTATGTAAACGCATACAAGCAGGCCAACGAAGGTGTAGAATTAATCCAAAAAGGACTTCAGATGGTTGGGAATGAATCCAATTATATGATGGAATCTCATGTTGATTATTGGCAAGAGCAAATGCTTACCGAAGCTGTGGGAGATAAAGCAATGGAAGCATTGTGTCTTTGGTTGTGGGATTATGAGATGGGATTAAACTGTCCGGAAGACGATGATAGTATACCATCTGATCTAAGAGAATTGTACGATACAATTCTTGTGCCAGCGATAAAGGAATATTACAAAAAATTATCCAATGGATAAACAGCCTAAGACATTATCTAAATTAAGAGATATCCTTGAAGAAGATGGGTACAAGCCTATTAACTTCATGGGATATCGCTTAGAATATAAAGGGTGTGAAATAACATTAGCTAATGATGTATGGTTCATAAAAACAAAGACAGAACATATAGGATGTTCGTCTATGACAGTAGTAAATAGAGTTAGGAAATTATTAGGAGTAAATAAAATTACAAAAATGCTCGACAATGCTAAATAAACATAATATAATAAACAAATAATATAAAAATGAAACAAGAATATAAATGTAAACACAGTCTCAGACAAGATAGCTGGGAAGACTATTGCGGCTCGATATCGTTTGATGCCACGCATATTAGTCGTAATCCGTTACAAAAATGGCGCGAGGATTTTTAGTTAATACTAATCAACAAAATAACTAAAAACCCTCGCTAAGAAATTAGGAGGGTTTTTTTATGAGACAAATAATAAAACAGAGTCAAGGATCAAGAAATTACGTAGCCAAAAATGCTCATAAAGCTAATAAAGCTGTTGTGTATAGAGATAGAACAAAGTATTGTAGAAAAGATAAACATAAAAATAATTTATGGTAGTATAAAAACTTTTTAGTTGACATTACTAATAATTATTGTATAATAGTAGATATAGTTACCCAGAACTAAGAGCTGGGGAATACTGGAGGGAACAAGCCTTATGTGGCGGAAACCAATGGTACTATATAGTAAAGCATATTGTTAAACAGTGTGCTTTACTATAATAATATAAAGTATAGGTTGTAGATAAGGAACGATTAATCATCTGAACGGATATGCTACCTTACCAAAAGCGATACCCTAGTTGGTTGGAGTGATTACTAATTTAACGGGATTGTTAGTAGGTTAAAAATTCAAAGGGGAGAATGAGCAATGGCGAGCTCAAGTGGCTGTAACCCACCCGCATTGTCAATAAGTCTGTAATGGTTCGACTCCATTTCTCCTCACCAAATATAGGGCAATTAAAGGGAATTAGGTATACCTATTTGGTATACCTATTTGTTTTAGAAATAAGTGTTTCTCGGAACGAGACCGAAGTTGCCCACCAATTATAAAGCTCTGGTATCCCAATCTGGTAGAGGAAGTGGAATTAAAATCCATACAGTGTGGATTCGAATCCCACCCGGAGCACCAAATACTCTGTTTGCTAGTGCAGAAAGTAATTCTAAAAACTAGCACTAATTTAATGGAAGATGATATGATTTGATGGAAATTGTCCTAGTCTTGAAAACTAGTGGATCCTGTGAAGGATTGGGGATCGTGCCCTCCGTCTTCCGCCATTTACGCAACCTTGGCATATGTGGTCTGTGCGAAAGTTTGAAGAACTTTAGATTCTTGTTCGATTCAAGAAGGTTGCACCAAGTTAAGGGGGATGCCGTATGGGACGGACTTTTGATTTGCAATCAAGATGGCTGGGATCGTTACCCAGTATCTCCACAAAAAAGGTTTGCTATGTACTGTATTGCCTATTAAGGTAATACAAACTGGATAAGGATCGTATTCCGAAATGTACTCGCCACAGGTACTACATAGCAATTTATTCTGGTTCCTTAGTTCAATAGGAGAACACCTTCCTTACAAGTAGAAGACGGTGGAGCGTTACCATCAGGAATCACCAAGATTGCTTCTACACTATAGAGGCACTGAATGCCAGTGAAATGGCCCAAAGGAGGAGACCGCTTAGATAGTAGCGTGGACATCTATTCTAGACAATAGACCGAGTCGTAAAACTATCATTTAATTATGCAATCGTAGCTTAATCGGGAAAGCGCCGGCTTGTCACGCCAGAGAGAGTGGGATCGTAGCCCATCGATTGCGAACTATATTTAATGGCGGGCATAGTGTAAAGGTTTGCACCTAACTCTGTGAAAGTTAAAGTATGAGAGCGACAACTCATTGCTCGCCCCAAATATTTCCCGCGGTCTGGGACCAGCAGAGTCTCCAAAATTCAGTAGCGCGGTTCAATTCCGTGGCGGGAAGCCAAATATTGGGTCTGTCATCTAATGGTATGATACCGGACTTTTAATCCGGCGCAATAATTGCAATGAGAGTTCGATTCTCTCCGGACCCACCATTTTAATTTCCAGTGACCGAGCAAGTGAACGGGCCTGCCTGTTAAGCAGAGACCGCGGGGAGCGTTACCCTGACTGGGAGCCAATATAGGACTATAACTCAGTTGGTAGAGTACTTGCCCGATAAGCAAGAAGTCGTGGGATCGTAGCCCACTAGTCCTACCAAATAGGGACTGTAGCTTAAAGGTAAAGCATCCGACTCATAATCGGTAGAGTCTAAGTTCAATTCCTAGCAGTCCCACCATATGCAATCGTGGACAAACTGGTATAGTCACTAGCCTTTCAAGCTAGAGCCGTAAGGCATTGCGGGTTCAAGCCCCGTCGGTTGCCCCAAATATAGCCCGGTAAGCATTAATAGTGATGCAACAGATTTGTAACCTGTAGAAGGGGGAGCATTACCTCCACTGGGCACCAAACGAACTGATTGTCGTAATCAGATAGTAGTGGACAACTATGAAGAGAAGTGGAATAACTACCCACATTGTCACCCTACAGAGGATCTGTCGGCATGGCTGGTGTCGTAGCATATGCTCCAGCCACTCATTGACCCTTAGACAAATTGGTAAAGTCAACGGTTTTTGATGCCGTTATTTCGAGGTTCGAGCCCTCGAGGGTCATCCAAGTTAAATGCGGGTAAGCTGATGGACAGTCGCTGGCCTTCCAAGCCATGCAGTTAGGTTTCGAACACCTATATCCGCTCATTCTCATCAAAGCATGTAATATTCATGCAGGTCCACTAGAACCTATTCTAATGCCTAGTAGAACATTAGTTCCGTCATTTTATAATGATGTCATAGTCCATTAACTCAGATAGTAGAGTGTCTGATTTACATTCATAATGTCGGCAGTTCAATCCTGTCATGGACTACACAATTTTTAAAGTTTTATCTGCACGTAGCTCAGTCTGGTAGAGTATTCGGTTTGGAACTGAAAAGTCGCTGGTTCGAACCCAGCCGTGCAGATACCAACAGTGTCAGGAATAGCAAGTGGAATATTTGCTATTTGTGCAATGATGTTTTATAGTTAGAAAAACAGCGAGTTAGTCAAGGACTAAGTTGGGCTCATAATCCTTCCAGCCCGGAGCGTTACCGGGGCTCGCTACCATTTTTGTTCTACTCGGCTAATGGTTAGGCCACCGGGTTGCTAATCCCGGAAATCTTGGTTCGAATCCAAGTATAGAACACTAAACAACTTTCATGGGTCTTATTGATCATTTGACTATTGAAAGGAATAGAGATAATGGGACACCGTGGTGGATCTATTTATCTTGAATTGTTAAGGGAATGAGGTACCATCATCCTAGATTATGATTGTATACTTTTTGGTGTATGTTGCACGCTCGGTCAATTAGGCGGAGAGGATAGGTTCGATTCCTATTCCTATATGTATATAATGTTATGAAAACTTAACAAAAACCTGAGTCACAGGTTAAAGGAATGATTGTGTCATTCCACTTATTTAAGTAGCAAGTAAGCATATTACTTGGTACTAAGATGTATCGTATTAAATTTTTTTAGTACCTATAGAATATTTCTACTAGTAATTTATTTTTTTTTGTGTATAATAGCTTTACTTAAACAACTTTAGGAGAAATAATATGTCAGAAGACACTGGCGAAGATATAAAATTAAAAAATTCATATGCTGGATATGATCTGTATGCTTATGAAATTGATGGCGGGGTGTCGATTAGTGTTTTTGAATTTGAGTGTGTTTTAACTAAAGCAGACACTGTGAAATTGAGAGACTTTTTGCATAGATGTGTTGATTAATGATATTCCCTTCTTAGTTACAGAAGTAAAATTGTACCAATCCTATGGAATAGGTGCTTAGTGAGGATAATGACACTACGTTTCAGGTGCGTTAAACCCTGTGAGCAGAGTATACTGCTATATTATTAAATAAACCCTCACGCTACCTCATTTAGTTGGAATCGAGTGGTGGGAATTCATATAATGTGAATTGAAAGTAGCACTGCTATACGACAGATAGTTCGAATCTATCCGGGGGAATAGGCACGCAAATAAGTCCACAGATAGTTCGAATCTATCCGGGGGAATAGGCACGCAAATAAGTCCATATGCCTCGAGGTCATAACGGGTCAATGCGACAATGACACGTATAGCGTTTGACTCCCTGAGTGTGTGGTCACAAATGCATATTGGCAGTTCAATTCTGTACCAGGGAGGCGCATTTGTAAGTTGTTATTTATAAAAGGAAGTAGAAGGTATGTTG